ATATCAAAATTAAGATTTCCACCCTTTGAATCCTTTTCAAGAATTTCATCAATTTGGTTTTGTACTAATGGGTCCATTTCATCATACAACTCTTCAACAAAATCTGAATAGTCTAAAGTGGTAAAGAACTCCGAACTATTTATACAAGTCATGATTAAATCATCATTACCTAATTGACCTGCATATGATCCATTTGGTAGCTTACCAAAGGTTGAAGATTCTTTTACTGTATCCTTATCATAAATTCTTATTTTGTTTTGAGTAATATATTTTTTGAAGTTTTGACAAAAAATAGGTTTATTATCTTTCTTTACTTTTAAACCAAATTGTTTAGTTCTAGCATCTACTCTGTGTTTAAACTTAACTACACTTTCTTCATCAAAATTATTTCTTTGAGGAAATACAGTTTCCATTCTTTTTATAAGTTCTCCACCAAACATATTCCATTCAATAATAAGTTTAACATTTTCAGAGTAAAATAAATCAAATCCTAAAATATAAAGTGTTTTAGCAAATTCTTCAATAGTATGTGAATTACTTCTAAACCTTCCTATTTGTCTAATACCAAAAAAATCTACAAAACTCCCAGGTGTTGTTACACCCTTCCAATCTTCTTTATCTAGCATTTTTATTTGAAAGATATTAATTACAGAATAATCACCACCTGTACCTTCTGCTATATCTACAGAAAATACCCAATAATTATAATCTTCTTCTATTTCATCAAGATTAAAATTAGGATGCCATAATAAACCAGAATAATCAATTTCTGCTTCATCAAAATCAGGAATTTCTTTATGAACAAATTCTACTTGACCGCTTACTAGTTTCTTTAAATTTGCGGCACTTAATAATAATGAAGAATTAGCAATAAATTGATTTCCATATTGTCTATTAAATGCTTCATCACTTCCTAAGTTGGCAACTTCTTGTTTCATCCATGCATCATCTCTCCCAGGTACATCCCACCAATCTACTCGGAATGGTGTATATTCACTTAATCCTTTATCAGCAGCTGTATAGATGTCATAGAACTTATTAAATCCATTTGGTGTACTAGTTATAATTACTTTTGAATTTGCTGATGCGGATACGGTAGGATATACGTTTTCATAAAAAGTATTTACAAAGTTTGCAGGTATATGTGCAAACTCATCCATAAATAATAAATGAATAGTAAAACCAATTGCTGCTTTCTTTGTGGTTGTCTGACCTATGATTCTACAACCATTATCAAATTTAGAATTAAACACATCCCATTTAAGAGTACCAGGCTTGATAAAGAAAGGTAAGTGTTCTAATATAGTTTTACCTTTATCAATAATTTCTCTTGTTGTAGCACCCTTATTTGAAAGTATTAGCGAATTTTTATCAAAATTAAATACAGAATACCATGCAATAAAAATAGATGAACATATTGTTTTACCAACTTGTCTACTTGCTAAACATATATTAAATCTTTCAGCTTGAAATTGCCTTAACATTTCTTCTTGATAAGGTCTTAATTTAATTGTCTGTAAACCTTCATCAGTCATTACAGTACAGTAGGTATTTGCAAAGTATACAATATCAGTTGCACACTTTTTAATTTCCTTTAATTCTTCAGGAGTATAATTAAATACAATATTACCTTTTCTTAAATTAGGATTCCCTTCATAGAAAGGTGTAGACTTTGGTTTATAACCTTCGTCTAATGCTAACATTAATTGTTCAACCTTTTCTGAAGTCCATGCAAAAGACTCAGCACCTTTAGATACTTTAAATTCAAATCCTGCTGATTCTGCTTGTGGTCTAGGCATCTTCTTCTATAATAGCAAATACGTGGTTTTTATGAATAGCTTCAAATTCTACATCATTTAAAGTTACCATTGTACCTTTGCCCATATTTTTTAATATTACAGCACCTGTTTTGATTTCATCACAACCACTTTCAATAACCTTAGCTACACGATTATGTTTAGGTGGAGGAATAATTAATCCACTTGGTGTTGTAGTTTCTTTTTGTTTAATTTCTTGAATTAACAAGTAATTATTCTTCATTTTCATTGCTATCGACATCTTCTATATCTTCTTCTTTAATTGTATCTTGTAAAGCTCTCATTAAATCTTTCGTTCCTCTTGACTTAATACCACTTTGTTTATTGGATCTTGAATTTTCTGTAGTATGATAAACATCAACATCACGAGATATCTTTTTAGCATTTTCTTCAATAGCTACCATATACATTGTTTGACTTTTAATAATATCTAAAAGAGTTCTTTGTAAATCACTAAGTACTTCAAACATTCTTGGTGATACATCACCTTCATGAATTGTTTCCATTAATAAGGTAATAGCGGTTTCACTATTTTGCATTTGTCTTATTAACATAGATAATGCAGATTCATCTAATGCAGCTTTTGCTCTAATGTATTCATGTTCTGCAATAATATCTTCACTTAAATAAAAAGTTAATAAACTATTCATTACAGATTCAGCTTTTTGTTTAGCTTTAACTAAAGCAGCACTCTGTCCACTATCTACTCTCAAAGGTTGTAATTCTTCAGAATTATTTTCTAAACCTTCTACTTCATCAGGTAGATCATTTAAGAGATCTCCTAAACTATCACGAAATTTATCTTTCGATTCTTCTTTCATATAATTACTAAATTTATATTATATATTCCAAGTTTATCTAGGATTAGTAGCAGTTGGTAACATTAATTCTGGAGAGGCATTATCTAACAATAATGCTAAGTGAGAATCTTTTACTACATATTGGCTTAGGATTAATTCTTGTAATTCTTCTTCAATTGGTTGACTCCAAATTCTTATATTAGTTAAATCTGTTTCACATCCTAATAATTTCCATGCATAACCTTCAACCATACCAGTTGCAGGTATCGTTAATGTTTTAATGTATACAGATTTCAAATCAGATGTTCTATCAGGATTTATTGCCTGTGCATCCTCAACAGTATTATATAAGAATAATGAAAGTTGCTTAGACAAATTATTTAAATTAATTACTGCTGCATACCATTCATCTTTTGATAGAGATACATTTCCAAGATCATATTTATAGTATGTATTAACTCCTGAATCCTTTAAACTAATAATAAACCAATTAGTGGTATAAGTAAAACTTGCTAATATCTCTTCAGGGTTTTGATCAGTATCATATTGTAAAAAAGTATTACTTACTTCTTTTGCAAATTTTGCAGTAGGTGTAATTGTACTATCTATGTATGGAGTATCTAAAGTTACATCATTACCTGTAACTGATTTAACCTTTTGTATACCATTATAAGAATTCGTTCCTTTTATAGCTAACCAATCACCTTCTTTTATTACATCTGTTGTTGGTGCGGTTGGTAATCCTGATGTTGCCAATTGAGGAAAACCATTGTTATCTGTAATTGAAGTTACTAAAATATTTTTTTGAATAGGTGTTTTGTATTTAGGCCTAAACCAAAATGTAAATGCTCTATTCTCTTCACTAGTCCAACCACCTTTATATCTATATTTAACTGCAAGTGATCTATCTGTTAAAGTACCTAATGCATAATGATATTTAGAAATGATAGTCCAATTATTATAAAGATTTTCTTCTGTAATAGACATCTTTTTATTTAGAGCTCTTCTTACATAATCATTGGCTTGACTACCTATAGTATTATACTCATTAGGTTTTCTTACATCTTTAAATTCATTCTCTCTTTCTACCCTAAACTTATCTTCTACATTTGAAGTTAGTGCATCTGTTTCTACTTTAATGGCTTCACTTATAGCTTGTTGATCTGCTGTAGCATTTTCACCACCATCATATAATACATTTGTTCTTTTTTGGAATTGAACAAGGCTTACTCTCCAATAAGATCCCGTATACATAAAGTCATCAGCTTCAGCCATTGCATCCACCTCATACATTCTATTTAAAAATTGTTCAAAATATAAATAGTCTCTCATTTGAGGTTTTGACCCAACCCCAAAGACAGCTTCAAATGCAGATTTTACAATATGAATTTCAAATTGAACTGGAAAATCCATCATAAGTGGATTAAATGCAATATCCCTTGTAGGTAATTCGTTATCAGGAATCATTATCTTTATATCACCTGAGGCTATAACATCAAATAATGAATATTCTTTTAAAATAACATCTTTACTTCTTTGGTCAGCTTTAGTTTTATAATACTTAACACAGAATCCAAATAAATTACTAGCCATTGCAGACAACTGTGTATACATTTGACCAGCTCTAGATATATCATAAGGATTCCATCCACTCCCACAACAGTCAAATGCTAAATTTAACGCCCCAGAACAACCATCAGCGCCTTCACAACTAATTTGAGGAACTTTACATATTATTCCACCATCAGTTACAACCTCTAAAGCAATAGAATTAAATGTTAATTCACAATCACCTACTTGTGTATAACGGTATTGAATCCAAAATTTATTTTTAGGATTTAATGATAATGCTTCTAGATTAGCATCTGTTAAAGTTACCCAATCAGAATATGTTACACCATCAATACCCCATCTAAAATCTTTAAGATAGTAACATGATGTACTTTCTCCTGTAATAGAATCAGTAAAACTTAATACTTCTACTACATTTTCATAAGGTGATTGAATACTAACTAATAATTGATCTCCGTTAGCATCTGTTGATGATCCATTTACCGCCATGTTATGAATTTATTTGTTGGTCTTCTCCGCCTTCTTTTTTCTTTGCCCATATTTTATCAGCTGATGCTAATCCTAAACCTCCAATGCATATAGCAGCTACGGCATTTACGATTGCATCTGATACAGGTTGTTCGGTATATAAATTAATAAATAATGCTGCACATAATGATAAGCCTGCAGTAATACCAATAAATCTTTTTGAGGAAGGTGTACCCTTTTCGTCTCTTAAAAGTCCACTAATCCAATTGATAATCTTTTTCATATAGAAACAATAATTTGTTTATATATTCACTATCAATAAGGAGTATAATCAGTCTTAACTAATAATATAGGATCGTCTTCTTCTATCTTAGGATCTACTGCTGTGATTACATCAAAGACTTCTAATATTTGAGCCTCATCTAAATCTGAAAGAATATCAAATAACACTGTGGCTTTTATATAAAAATAAGCAGATCTTTCCAGGTATTTATTTTTCATAATACCTACATCCATAAATCTTTTGTTGAAATTATCTAATTGTTCTCTATCTAATAATTTAGTTAAATCAAAAGTACCTTCAATTATATTAAAATGAAAACTTACAATTTCTCTATTACCATCAACTTTTACTAACCTAGAAAATATTTTATCATTTGATATTTTAAATGTAATTTTAGTAAGATTAGGCAATCTATTAATTATAGATTGTAAAAAGAATATAGAATTAGGTTTAAAATTAGGATTAGGTAATAATTCTTGGTTTAAAGTTTTAGACAACTCGGCTCTTAAAAATGCTGAGGTTCTCATTGCTCCAAGGAATCTTTCTAAAGAAAGAGTAAACTCATTTTTATTATTACTTTCATTTTTACATTCATGTTTTACGCGAGAGATAATTAATCCATCTATGTAATCATTACTGTAAAGAGTAAAAGAAATATGAGTTGGTATTTCTAATTCAAATTTATTATCAATCAACATCATTACTCATCTGTTTTTCTAAAGAACTAATCGCTTTTTTAATTTCAGATGGCATATGTTTCATGGCTTCTTTAAAATCTCTTTCACCAATTTCATTTAATTTAAGATACATTTCTAAAGCCTTTGGGTCTGGTTCCCATTTCTTTACTTTTTTAGAAGCTTTGGTTTTTGTATAAATAAAACCTGGCACTCGGTTAAATTTAGATGCTACCATTCTCCATGCTTCTGCCTGCCCTATTGCATCAATTTTTAATGCATTAAACAAATTTGCTTGAACGGGAAATTTGATAGACATAAACCTATTTGTCATAAATGAATTTTTAGATTTATCATATCCTTTTAATTTCTCCCATTGTGTATCTTTACCAAAAAGAACTTTAATATAATCGAATAGTTTCATTACCTTTTATTATTTATATGACTAACTAGTTTATTTGTTTATCTAGTTATTGTAATTTTTCCCAAGTACGTGAATTAATTTTAGTAGAAGGATTTTCTGCCATTTCTTTATAAAGATTCATTTGATATAAATAGCCTTGTGGAAAAGCATTAGGATTTTTCTCTACTTCTTCTTGCTTTCTTTTAAATGTTTCTATTCCCATTCTCTGTCCCCATGACCATTCACCAATATGTTCAATATAATTTTGTTTATCTTTACTATAAAAAGAAATACACCAATCATTACTATAACCAGTACCACCAGTAACAAAACTTTTATAAGCACCCATTACTTTAAATAGACCACCTTCACATAATATATGATCATCTAATTCAATCATCACACCTTTTAATTGTGGTAGTTCATTATTTCTCCATAACCTTAATGCATTTAATAAAGGTTTTGCTTTAGTTAATGAAAATGAAGTATCAAATGTACCGTTCCCAAAATGATCAGAACTTACAGTATGAAAATCATTCCATTCAATCAGTGGTAATTGGTGTATGTATTGTCCTTCAGGGTGATCTGGCCAATACCAATTAAATTGATACGGCAGTGCTACTTGAAAACATCCATCATTTTCGTTTAGGTAATTAATTAGATCATCAATTTTAATATGATCCTTGATTATTAAATCATCTTCTTGGTGCCATATAAAATCATATTCTTTTTCTAAATTTTCTAGAATTTCATATGATGCCTTCCATGAATTTGTTAAGCCTAAGTTCTTTTCATGGAGTCTTACATAATTATAACCATGAGTTTCGGCTAAAAATTTAAAAGTTTCATCATCTCTATCAGTAGGCATATCATCAATAAATATACCATCAACTTCGTGATTACCCCAATCTATAAATTCTTTTGATGTTTCTAATGTAGGTATTAAAAATTCTAATCGATTTGTAGACCAAATGATTTTACATATTTTCATTTACTAAAATATTTTTCCTTTACTCTTCTTATTTGTAATAAATGAAAAATCATTGCTATCATCATCTTTATCTCCTTTAAATATAGCTGATTTGATTGCTGAATTATCATCTCCTTGATATTTAGTATTTTCTAATAAGGATTTCATTGTTGAAACTGAAGGTAGCTTTAATTCATTAACATTCATTTTTGACTCAACAGATTTAAACATCTCATCTAATATTCCTTCTGGTATAGTATGAGAACTTAGTACCATTAATTGAACATTAGATTTAATATTAGAAATAATTTGTTCTCTGCTCATATGTTTAGCTTTCATATGACGAATAAGAATATTAGCAAGGTCAGTAATATAACCTTCTTCATATAAATACATATGAGATAGGCTTCCGTGTTTTTGTTTAAATTCATCTATGATTAAAGTAGCTTTACCTTCACTTACACCATATCTTCTAGTTTTACCATTCTTTGTAAGAGTATACCAATATGCTGGAGGAACATTATCTCCTGAATCACCAGTAAGAACTTTTCTAAATCGGAATTCTTCTGGATCAACCTCTATAACATTAACTTTCTTTTTAGATAATACACCTTTAAGTAATTTTTTAGATTGTGCTTCTGGTGTAGATGATGTTTTCATCACATCAAATATATCAACACTCTCTGTATTCTCTTCACTATTTAACCATTCAGAAAATCCTTGATAAGTATATAATTTTTTATGAGCTGGAGAAAATAAGATAGTATGAGTACCGTTATTATTATTCTTATTTACTAATTGAACTAAGTCTCTATCACCAGTAAACATAATAACAGATTTTCCATTAGCCAAAGATTCTGTATTCCAAGCATACATTAAATCATCACCTTCTGCACCATCAGTTTTAGAAACGATTACACCTTGTTTTGCTAAGAGCTTAATAAATTCTTCTGTTGTTTTTGAAAAGTTTGCCCAATTAATATTACTGTCTTGTTTACGATTTCCTTTATATTCAGCCTCAGGGAAAAAGTCTTTTCTCCATGATCTTGAATCTATAGTCCAAACAACCTTATCTATAAGACCTTCGAATAAACGAATCTGGTATGCAAAATCAGTTGCTAATTTTCTCATAAAAGTTTGAACATCTTCATCAGTATCTAATAGACCTGCTTTTTTAGATCTTTTAGGTAAAACGTATAATGTTCTAAAAAGAAAATAATTACCGTCAATTACAAAAGTATGCCTTCCTGTTTTTCTCATAATAATCTATTTAATATAATTATAACAAATTTTAATTAAAACTGAAAGTTTCTTTTAAGACAGTTTCTTCACATTCTTCTTTTGTCATTTTATTCTGTCTTAACATATAATATCTTCTAACTGCTTGCCCTAATTGATAATCATTAGGATACTTATTTGCTAATTTTTTTAAGAATTGTGCTCTCATACACCATTTAATATTGATTGCAGTTCATAAATACAAGCAAGCATAGATACTGCAGGATCTATTACCTGTTGTCTTTGTGATTGATATTTTGCTACAGTTACCACAACCTGAGGTATGAATTGTATATAGGATTGCCTTTCTTGTTGAATAAATTCAATAAATTCTGCACCTAAAGAAGATAATACATCATCAGTTCTATTTGCATAATTTGATAACATATATTGATAATTCTTTACAGGATCTGTTCCATCTATAACTAAATCATAAATATCTTTATATACAGAACTAAATTGTTTAATATCTTCAACTGTTATTGTATCTTTTCCTTGAGATTGAAACCCTTGTAATTGATTTAACATATTTCTTAAATCTGGAAATTTTCTTTTCACTAATTCAACAGCTGCATGTTTATCAATATCAATACCTTCATCTTTACATATTTTAAGAATCCTCATAATGTAACTTTTCATTATTTCAGTTTCTTCTTCCTTTGAAAAATCAAAATCAATCATTTCAAATCTAGATTGAATTGGATCTGGTACTTTATTAATATAATTACATGTTGCAATAAACCTTGCATTTACTGCAAATTGATCCATAGTAGCTCTTAATGCTTTAAAGAATTGGTCAGATACTCCATCAATCTCATCAAGAATAATAACTTTCATTTTTCCTGGTTCATCCATTATTGAACGATTAGCACAAAAGTCAGTAATTCTATTTCTTACAATATCTACCGAAGTATCGGTTGATGCATTGATGTATAAATAAGGATGTTTAAAATGTTTCACTAATACTTTAGCGGCAGACGTTTTTCCTGTACCTGGGCTGCCATGTAATAGTAAATGTTGATAAACTCCTTTGCTTAATTTTTCTCCTACTCTTTTAGGAGTTATTAAATCTTCTAATACCTTTGGTCGGTATTTTTCTGTTAATAAAATATTCTGTATGTTCCGCATAATTAATTTATTTTTATATGCAAAATAAAGAAATTGTTTTAGGAATAAATAAACTATAAATTAACTTTAAGATGCAAAGAAGACGACATATTAAAAAGGTTTTAACAACCGCCGATATTAAAACAGCTGAGAATGTTCATAATAAAAATATTGTAAGAAGAGTTGTTAATAAACCTTTCAACGGTACACCTAATTTACCTCCTAACCAATATCCTAAAGTACCTGTATCAAACGCAGCACCACCCCAACGAAATAATTTTAATTTCTCTTTTGTTGGTAATATATGGGAAGGTGAAACTGTGTATATCTTAGGAGGAGGGCCATCTTTAAAAAATTTTAATTTTAAAGGATTACGTGGATCTAAAGTAATTGCTATTAATAAAGCTATGTATGCTTGGCCAAAATCTCAAGTATTATTTTGGACTGATAGTAGATTTTATACTTGGTATAAAAATGACGTAGATAGATTAAAGTGTTTAAAGTATACTCTTACTCCAGGATCACTATATACGGGAGATATAAATATTTTAAGAAAGGGAGCAGCCCATGGATTAGAAGAACCAAAAGATTCTTTAGCTCATGGTAATAATAGTGGTTATGCTGCTATAAACTTAGCTTATCACTTAGGAGCTAAAAGAATTATATTATTAGGCTTTGATATGAGAAATGAAGGGGATGAAACTCATTTTCATGATGGCTATCCTACAAGAAGTACTTCTGATAGAATGTATGTAGATAAATTTTTACCTGGATTCAGATCATTAGCTGCATCATTAAAAGATAAAGGTGTAACTGTTCTTAATGCATCTACTTATAGTAGGTTAGATGTTTTTACCAAAATTTCTTTAGAGGCTGCCTTATCTTTTAGATGATCTTTTCGCATAAGACATGAACTCTCTTTGTTCCTTTTTTAAGAGGTGTTTACAGTGTCTAGTAAATTTAATTGATGTATCTATAATTCTACCATCTACACTTTTATTCCGTGAGTTATGGGCCTTAGAACATTTATTACAAACAAAATTTTCTACTTTCTTTGAATCCATTCTAGATTTAATAGGAACTTTACATATACCACAATTCCAATCAATAAGATCAGCATCTTTTTCTAATTCTTTAAGAGTAGTAAAAGTTTCTCTAAAAGGATTCCATATAACTTTGTTAACATTTTTTTCATGACCATTCATATCCTCTACTTTGAATATAATTTCAAATGCTTGTGTATCAGAATTTAACCATTTCATATGACGGTTATTTAAAAGCAATTTTTGTTTTAAAGGTGGTAAATTTTCTAGAAGAATTCCATATCGCCTTTTATACCATCCAAAATTTATTTTTCTAACTTTATACATTATCTTCAGCAAGTTTTCTAATAGGATGTCTATGTTTATCTTTTGGCCATTCCACCACCTCATCATTAAAATAATAAACATGAGATCTATTTTCAGGTAAAACTAAATTTTCAGCTTGATGTAACCATAAATGATAATACTTTTTATAATTACTCAAATGACAAATTTGACTAAACCAATTAACACTACTCAGCCTACCTAAAAGATATTTAGATTTCATAAGTATAAGTAAATCTAAAACTGCATCTTGATAAAATAATGGATCTCTATAAGCAGCGTTTAGACTTTCTTTACCACCACCTCTAAATTCTTTTCGAGAAGTATCATTAGATAATTCATTTAAATATTTACTATCTCGCCACACAAGTTTTTGATTTTCATTAGAAAATTCTTTTTGTAATGATAATGCATCTTCTCTATTATCTGTGGCTACATAAATATATTCAATCTCAGAATTTTCAGAAAGGGCAACTTTAATAAGTTCTTTATATTTTTTAAAAACTTCTCTATTATAATCTTTTAATGAATTATTCTTTTTTATTCTAGTTACTTTATTAACATCAGTCATTCTTAAATGTATTCCTAGAACATTATTAGAATTATTAAAATGAGTCTTATAAAATAAATTTGACTTTTCAATAAGCTCAGGTTTAAATTTTATTTGTTTAGAAGTTTCACGAGCATTTTTCATGTAAGTAGCCACATCTTCATAATACATAGCATGCATATTTGTAGGTGGTCCTTGATAATCTTTTTGATCTTCAAAAAGAATAGGCTCTTGGTCAAGTATATCATCAAAAAAGTTATGGTGTGATGGTGCCATAAATGAAATAGCATTATCATTATCATTAAGGGGCCTAATAGAAAAATAAGGGTTGTTTACTGAGCCTATTTTCATTAGGTATTCCAGTAATATCATAAAGTGAGAAAATATACCACCTCCACCAGTTCTAATAATAGTCTTCTGATTCAATTCTTTTTAATTTAGCAGTTACAACAAGTACAATCACATGATTTACCACAGCCGCATTTAGTACATTCACATTTCATAGTTAATAATTATTTTACAGGTTTGGTCTTAATCTAGCAAATTTTTCAGAAACAGATTCAACTAAAGGAGTAAATGATTCTTTAGCAGCAGCTTTAGCTTTACGCTCATCTTCAGCTTGTTTAGCTAATGCCTTTTTAGCATCTGCTTCTTTCTTTTTAAGTTCAGCAATATCTTCTTTGCTATCCTCTATTCTTTTTTCTATCTTTTGAACTTCTTCATCAGATACTCTACCTAACTTTTGATCTCTTTTAGCTTGTTCTAATTCTTTTTCTTTTTTATTAAGTTCGGTTCTTTCAGCTTCTATATTATCATTGAATGCTTTAATATCCACTTCATAATTAATTTCTTCAGGATCTTTTTCATTTGGGCTAACATAATCCATTCTCCCAAACATACCATCATCATCTTTTTTCTTGTCATCCTTTTTTCCACCTTTATCTTCTTTGCCCTTTGCAGCAGCGGCATCAGCATCCTTTTTAAGTTCAGCTGTGGTTTTTCTTTCACCATCATCGGTAGTTTTGCCAGTATCAGTTTTTGTATCTGTTGCTTTAGTTGTCTTTTTATCTTTTGCAGCTGCAACTTGATCAGGCGTTGCTTCATAATCAGCTAATGCTGTTTTTTGTTTAGTAGCTTTAGCTTCAAGTTCTTTTTCTTTAACTTTTAAAGTTTTCTTAATTTCTCCGGAAGCAGATTTTAATACTACTTTATTAGCAGCAATTTTAGATTTAGTTTTTCCTAAAGAAACAACTTTCTTTAAACCATCAGTAGTTGCCAAATCATCCATTCTTTGTATAGTAAGATCTACGGTTTGGTCTATTGCTTTATTTTTAGCATCTTTGGCAAGTTCTAATTTCTTTCTTTGGTCTGGTGTTAATTCTCCTTTTGCTTTTTCTTTTTTCTTCGCATAGTCAACATCATTTAATGCTTGTGTTACCAATCCTTTTTGATACTTCTTCATATTGTTCTTAATCTTAGTATACTTAATAGGACTCTTAATTGCATCAATGATTGCTTCATTGACAAATTCTTTATATGTTTTTAACTTTGCCATGTTGTTATTTAATTTTTTTATATATTTGAGCCATAAGAACAAAAAAGCCACTCCGAAGAGTGGCTTTCTATATAAAGTATTATTGTTACTTATTAGATAAGTGAACAACCAGTGAACGTAAAGTTCATTGTGTAATACATTAATTCAGGATTGAATCCAGCATCTACTAAAGCGAATCTAGATTTAACCGCAATTTTAGGAGCCATAGTTCCTTCTGCGATTGTCTCAACAGATTCAGCCATTAAGTAAGGCATGAATACTAAACCAGGAGAGTTACCATCACCTTTTCTTCCTACACAGATTGTATAGTCATTAAAAGCTCTGTTTGGATCAACATAAACAGTTACCCCAGCGATCGCACCGATTGGATATAAAGATCCACCAGCTTGATTAACTGTATTTGATAACGGATATGCAACGAATCCAGCAACTGATTGAAGAGCAGTAGCCATTTCTCCACCTGTTACAGCGAAGGTAGCTGGTCCTCTTCTACCTCTAGTAGCAATTAAGTTACTTGCAGCAAGAATCTTAGTGTAGACTCTTCTCTGTAAAGTACCTTGAGTATTACCACCACCTAGTACGTTAGTCTGTACTGGGAATGCAGCCAAGAATGCACCTGTCGTTAAAATACCATTACCAGTGTTATTCGCACCTAATGTAATAGCAGCACCGGCCTGTGCAGCCTGTCCGTTGAATTGCTCAGATAATGAAGTACCGTTTACGTTACCAATATTGATAGTGTTAGTTACACCATTTCTGAAAATTCTATCCAAGATATACTTGTTGATAGATTGAGTTAACTCATTAACTAATACAGCCTCAACTTGAGCAACAGCATCAATTCCGAATTGCTTCAGATCTTGAACTTGTTCTCTAGTTACAGCAGCAGCAACTTGGAAAGTTTCAGCAGCTACAGACTTGTTGAATAAGCTAAGTCCCATAATGTTATCAACAGTTGATTCACCTACACCTCTTTGGTAAGGATCTAAACCGTTAGCATTCTGGTTAGCGAATTGTGGTCCGCCAGTAGCAGGATCATTCGCTGGTTGGAAAGCATTACCAGAGAAACCAGTAATATGGTCTTCTAGAGCTTTTACTAAACCTAAGTTAGGAGTAGCACCTACAGTTGCAACAATGTTACCTGCAACTATTACAGCAGCTAATGCTGGTCTAACACCACCTACTCTTGCAAGTCCGTGAAGTCTTGCACCAGCAGTAATAGAGTTATAAATAGTTGAAGCAGCAGTTTCAGCACCTTGTGCATAGTTAAATCCACTGTTTACAGTAGAACCAGCAACAGGAGCAGCACCAGGAGCAACAATAGTTGCAGTAGTGTTACCTCTTACTCTGAATATTGGTAAACCGTCAATTCTTGAAGTTCCAACAAAAGTTAATTCGTAAGAAGCAGCAACAGTGTTACCAGCAACCGGAGTTACAGCAGCAGCAGATGAGTTAAATTGATCTGCATAGTAAAGGTCATTTACTGCAAAAGCAGAAGCATCATCGTTAGTTGCTGAAAACTTGATCATTAATGGAGCAGCAGTAGTATCAAGGTTACCATTTACAGGTGCACCTGATCCTCTACCTCCACCGTATACAAAGTCTAGGTAAGTTAAAACTCCCATAGGGCCTTGCATTGGTACTACAGGAACTAAGTCTAAACCTACAGTCTGTGCAGCTACTTGCATTGCAAGTGGTAGCAAAGAAAAAGGTCTGTCTCCAGATCCAGCAGCTTGTGCTGGGAAAGCATTCATTGATCCAGGGTTTCCTGGCAATGTAACGTTACCCATACTTTGAACATTCATGTTCGGGTTAAGGTGTACAGTATTGTAAACACTCTCATTAAGGTTGTGGTAGTGACAGTACTTAGACATCCAAGCTAACTTAGATTTTTCAGTTATGCCAGTACTTTCCTCAATAACAGGTCCCCAAGTCTTTTGAACCTCAGCCTCGTTGATTAATTGATTTGCGTACATTTTAAAAAAATTATTTTTCGCATTTTTGTGGAATTATAAAATTCCGTTTCTAATCGCCTGAGCCCTTTTCTTCTTAGCTATTCGATTAATTCTTATAGATTAGATTATCTACCTAATCTGTGTTTCATTTTTTCGACTAAATCATTTTTAAAAGATTCATTTAATAATGGCTCTTTTTTCACAGCAGCCTCAGCAGCTGTTTTACTTTCATTAATCGCTTGTAAATTCATTTGAGTATCTCTCATATCTCTTGTTTGCCAGAAATTATTAATGGCATAAGGAGTATTTAGAGAATGGAATTTAGATTCAGCAATAATTTGTTCCTTTCTGTTTTCTGAAAGAGTTTCCCATTTAGAAACATATTTTTCTGGCATATCATTAATAAAGTTAATTGCCTTTCTTTCAGTTATAAAACATGAGTCCCAAACATTTTCTGCTTGTACAGTTGACATAATAGAATCTTTATTCATTGATTCAACTATTAAAGTTTTCTTGCTTTCATCTAGAGAATCAAATTGATTCTTTTTAGATTCAGATAAGAAATTCATAAAGTGCATTTCATTAACAGACTTAGCTTCTGCTTTAGAAATTAAATCATTTAATTTTTCACTTATAGATTCTTTGTAAGATTTCATTTCTTTCATACATGCTTCGCAGTATTCTTTTATCTTACCTTTATCAGCATCAGGATATTTTTCACAAATTGCTTCATACTTCATACCTTCATCCATACACTTTTTAACTTCTTCCATTGTTGGAGTGTATCCTTCGCTCATTTTCTTTGCAACAGCATCGGCAGCCATTGCACGACCAACAGCAGCAACTGCTGGAGCAACTTCAGAGATCTCTTTACTTTCATTAATAGATTCTCCTTTAGTAGCTAATACATTTTCTGCAATGTATTCAGAATACTTAATGCTATTATTTAAATTTTCTGCTACATATTCTGAATAAGCAATATTTTGATCTACCTTTTCAGCAACATATTCAGAATATTTAATTCCTTTATCTAAGCTTTCTCCTAAGTAATTAGAATATTCAATTCCTTTGTCTGCTTGTTCAGCAACATGCTCAGTATATTGAATGGAGTTATCTAATTCTTCACCTAAGTAAGAAGCATAATTTTTAATTTTATCTATATTCTCTGCTAAGTAGTCAGAGTGAGATATACTCTTGTCAAGATTTTCAGATAAGTATTCAGTATAATCAGTAACTTGATTTACTTTTTCTGCAATATGCTCAGTATATTTAACTAGCTTTTCAATTAACTCATCGTTATTAGAATTTGCAGATTCCTTAACACTATCCAATGTATTCTTTACATATTCAGTGTACTTATTAAAATCTTCAACAGTTACAAATTTGTCTGATGTATTTTCCATTGTTAGATCTGTTTTATTTGTTTTATTTATTTCTTCTTCAGAGTTACCCATTTCATAAATGTATAAACCTTCAGTATTTTCAAAACCAAATGATTCATTAACTCTAGCTAATTCTGCATTTTCAAATCCAGGATCAGCAACTAAATCGTATGTAAAGAATTTTTTAATTTTTACCTTTCCTGCTTCATCAACAGTTCCAGCTGCTCTACTTGAAATATGTAATGGAATACCATCCTCTATTAATGCTTGAGCTTCTTTACCTTTTGAAGTATTTAATAACCTAATTCTTCCTAGTACTTGTTTCTTATTGCTATCATAATCTAAATCTTCAATAACATGAGAAACATTTGATAGACTAATATCAAAATCTTTTGGGTGGTCAAGTTCACCTAATAGTTTATTAGTTTTTACCTTTTCCTTTAATTCGTTAATATGAGGAAGTACTTCGGCTTCTTCATAAATTCTGTTGTTTTTATTCTTTACTCCAATCTCTGTAAATACACCTTCAAGTACGACAGAGCCATCGGCATCTTTGGTCATACTTAAATTTGACTTAGATCTTTCTAGAATTAAAAGTTTCTTATTAGACATCTTTCTAGTATTATTTGTTTTATATATTATAACTCTTATTAGTTTTTAGATATCAGCTAATGGGTCTTCATCCATTCCATCAGATTTTTCTTCAGGCTTAAAATCATCTTTATTAGCCCCTAAAAGAATCTTTTCAATATCTTCTTCTCTATAACCTGCTTTTTGCAGTTCTTCACGCTCTTTTGCACGAGCATTAGCTTTTATATCATCACGGGTAAATCCACCATATCTCTTAATTAAGAATCCTAAATCAAAATATGGTATTTCTTCCATATCAGGTCCCATTGTGCTTAATTGTGTTTTTAGATTACCTATAAAATCAACACGTTTAGTTTGAAGTTCCATCTCTTTCATTTCTTCAAATACATTATCCTTAATAAAATCTAAACCTAAACCTGCCTTAAATGCAACATCATTTTTTAACTCTGGGTGGTTAAGACACATTTGAAGATATACAGGTTTAACTAATACTTCTTGCCATATTGATCTTAATCTTGCAATAAATCTACCAAATTTAATTTCATCTCTTAACATACCACTTGCCTCCATATCATATGTATTACCACCTTCTCTATCAAATCGTGAAAATGGAATTTTAGAAGCTAATTGTAATTTATCAGAAAAATACTTTAAAGATTCAGTATCACCTAAATCAGGACCGTCACCACCAATAGTTGTAATTTCAGGAGTTTCACCATCTTTAGATGGTAACCAGTATTCCTTGTTAAACGGCATCATTGGCTTTCCATTGGTTTGAATCTCACCACTCTCAAAATTAAAGTCTACAACCTCACGATATGAGTTCATTAAAGTAGCTAAAGATTGTTTTGCTCTGGTTTTTGATTTACCACCAACTGGTATTGTAAACTGAGTTTTAAATGAAGCATTTGATACAGCCCAGATAATTCTACTATGTTCCATAATTCTTAAAAGATTAAAAGATCTTATTAATCTTTCTACATAAGATATTCTCATTGGTGAATTAACAGAAGAATAAGAAATATAAATTATTTGAGAATCCCATAGCTTTCTTTCTTTTGCACCTTCTCCTTTATACTGTATCCAAACTTTTTTACCATCATCGGTATCAATACCTGGCATTAATGAAATAGGATCTAATTCTTTAAAACCAATAATTTCAGTTTGCTTATCATTATAAACAATCTCAAAGGCAAGAAAACCATCAATTAACCATTTTCTAAAATAATTCCAAGGAGCTACAGCATCATTAAAACCAAAGTAGTTATAGATATTATTATAAACATCTGCAATTTCTTCTTCAATTGATTCACCAATATGACCATTAAATTCTGCATATGCCATATAATTGGATTCATCATATACAATAGCTTCATCTGTTAATACATCTAAAATATCTTCTATTTCATCTTGAACTGCAAAGGTTCTTAATTGGTCACGCTTTCTTGTATAATCTTGATCGAAAAACGCAATGTTTTTCTTCATGTTAGTATCAGTTAATGATAATGCTGCAAATGCACCATACATATCATCACTGTCTGAGCCCATAGGATTAAAAGTATAACCCATCTGGTTTTCAGTATAACCAACAGCTCTAGAATTACGAATGATCATATCATCGTATGCCATTCCTAAATTAGAAAGATCTTTAAGAATTTTTCTAACGGGATTTCCTGTACTTAAAGGTCCTCTTCTATCTGTAAAACCTGCCATATTTTTATTTTTTATTAGTTTATATATTCTTGTAGTATAATGATTGTGCTTGGTTTATATTTCCTCCATAAAAATTATCTTCATTATTCACAGTACCCATATAATAATCTTCATAACCAATCACTATAGGATTCTTCATTTTACTCATTATGTATTGTCGTGTACAATAAGTTAAGTTATATTTTTTACCTAATGCTCTTTTTAAAAATTCCCATTTAAACGTGGTGATAGGAGCCTGATTGAGTGTATCTATTTCAACAGCATTTTTAAAATCAGGAAACCTCATAAAGTTTTTAGCTATTTCTTTCATAAAAGGAACTCTAGCTTCATAAGGCATATAGTGTAAATTTATACCTAGTTGGTGTTCATTATCAGATTCACCTAATCCTAACACTAAAGGTTTAGTATCATAAAAAGCCTCATCTTTAGTATAATATTCAAAAGAATACATTTTTCCAGGTTCTAATTCACCTTTACTACGTGCACCTACTATAGGAATATCTATTTCTGATTGTTTAGATGCAATCGTCCTACTTCTATATTCAGCTAAGTATAATTTAAGATCTTCATTATATTCTCCAATAAAAGCCATTAAAATAGTTTTGAGTCTTCAGTTAATAACATTACTTTACAATTTCTTTCTTTTGCCATTTTATTAAGAGCATTAGTTTTACATAAATTTCTTACATAAGATTCATATGCATGTTTAAAGTTTTTTAATGCTTTAGCTGTTTTTCTTTTTGGTTCTTTTGGTTTTTGTAATTGAGCCTTAGGTTTTATTTCTACTACATATTCTACAAACTCTTCTCCTTTTTTCATTTTTATAAAAAAATCTGGATAATATTTATGAAACTTATTATCCAAAAGATTAAAATAAGGTATTGAGAAAGGTTCTGATATCCAGTAAACCACATCTTCATTATGATCACACCAATGACAAAATTTTCTTTCCCAGCTACTTCTGTATATAATAGGACCTTCTCCTCTATATTTTTGAGGAAATTTTGGTTTATAATAACCTTGCTTAAATCCTGATTTTACAGTAGGCTTTACCTTCTTTATACTCATTTAACATTTTATATTGTATAGATGCCTTCACTATCAGCACTTCCATTAATTGAAACTGTGCCATGATATTTCTTAGGATGTAATTTATTCCATCCTTTTGCAAATCCTCTTTTTGCTATTTCAGTAAAATAAGCAAATGCATTAGTACTTTTTTCTGGATTAAAATTTCTCCAATATCTATAAAGATCCATATAAGCATAAGCAATACAATCTTGCCTATCTTCTGGATTTCTGTATGTTAATTTTCTAGAACACTTATCAGCCAACAACATTAAAAATTCTAACGCTTTAGGTGTTAATTCACCTGCTTCTTTTGAAATAATGATCTGCTCTAACAAATCTCTATTATTTAAGTAATTTCTTTTTCTTGCCATCAGCTTTGATTTATTTATTATTATATACAAAAAAGGACCGATTGTTTAATATTCAACCGGTCCTCTAATTATATTAAATTAGAATGTAATATGGATTTTTAGATCTTAACTTCTAAATCTTCTTTAGGAAGTACAATACTCTTTCCATTTTTAGGAACTATAATTGTTAATAAATCATCATCACCTAGAGAAGCGTATTCTTCAGCATTAACTAATACTTCTTGTCTCTTTTTTAAACCTTGACCGTTCTTTTTAACAGATGCTTCTACAAAACCATCATTTAAATAGTCGTCTTTAGTTTTTTTTTCAGAAATATATGAATCAGCTAATTCTTTTTCTTTTCCTTTTAACTCAGCTTCTAATAAATTTAGAGCTTCAGTTAATTCTTCAGTTTCGCCAATTTTATTAATAGTTGCTTTAACTTCTGCTTTCTTTTCTTCTAAAAATGAGATAGCATCAGAAATATCTTTTCTTTTATTTTCCTCAATTGCTTTTTCATTATCTTCAGCAATTAATCTTTCAGATAATAAAGAAGAAAGATCAAAGTTAACAAATTCTTTTACGATATCTACAGTTTCAGTAGCAGTATCATATTTCTTCATTTCATTTATTCCCATTCCTGGATTTACAGTGTTAACATAAATACCTTCGTCTAATGCAATTACACTTACAAATACATCTTTATGTGCTTGTGATTGAATAGTTGTAAAGTTATCCATTTCAGCAAGTAAATCAACTGATTCAAAGAATTTGCAAATTTTATCATTTTGCCACTGATTTCTATAACCTGAAAAATTAGTTGCTAATAAAGCTTCTTTTAATTCAATGATACTGTAATTAGTCATATCAACTTTACCCATTGATAATGTACCTTCAGCAATGTTATATTCTAAAGATTTACCATTTTCTCCATGTAAAGAAAGAATGTTTTCATTTCTTGAAAACATATCTATACCTTCACTTACATCAAAGAATCTTGGATCAGTTACATTAGCTTCAGTAATATCAGCTCCATTAAAATTATAATTCTTTCCATGTAATCTAAATGTTAATCCATTTTCAGATTCTAAAACTGGAGAAAGAACAGAAACAACTTTTCCGTTTGCAGTAGAAGCTACGTTTGTATCTTCAGCATTCATTTCATTTACTATTGCTTTACAATCCATTGACCATGGGTTCTTAGCAGCAACAGCAGCAAATTTAGATTTTACATCTGATTCATTTAATAAAGATGTTAAATCATTTGTTAATGATTCCATTAGTTTTCCTTTCTGATAAGATACTCTATCAATAGATTCACTAATTCTATAACTCCATTTTGCTGAGTTATATGATTCCATAATATATTCTCTTAATTCAGAAACTGGCTGTAACCAAGTATTAGCTCCTAATTTACTATATAAATTTCTAGCTATTTGGAATTTAAGATTAGGATTAGTTGCATTTTCTATTTCTTCACTAATTTGTGAAAGGTCAGCATTTTTTAATTTCATAGGGAATGCATTTATAGCCTCCTCTAAAATAGTTAAAGATTCCTTAACAGAATATGAAACTCTGGAACTATCATTGTCCATAGCCTTTAAGCCGTTAATACTCTCCATAACGTTTTCATACAGATCTGTTAATGTAAAGTTCATTTTGTTATGATTTTTTTGATTATTATTTTCAGTGTATATATCGGATTTGTCTTTGTGGTTTTCTAAATACTTAGCTATACCGACTTGAGCCATTGTTTGAGGAATACCCATCCCTACTAAAATAGTAAGTACTTGTTCTTTACTTATTGATCCACTATGGTCAATTTTAAAGTCATTGTCAATATCTGACATTCTACCGCTTTGGCTGAACAATACATGGATTATATCCATTAATTGTTGTGGAGGATTTTGTAAGTATTCTTGGTCCTGGTTTACACCAGCTTGGGATTCTACCCTACCATCAGCATATACTTGTGTTTGTCCTTCGTTCATTGTGTTTTCCATATTACACTATTTGATTTGTTTTATATATTATAAGTCTCTTGGATTAATTATCTACACTCCCTAAACCAGAGTCTTCTTTTTTAGGTTCAGCATCTGCATTACGATATTGCCTACCTTCTAGAGATTCTGGCGGTATTGGTGCAGATGATATTTGAGATTCTACATAAGGCCCTCCTGTTAAGATTGCATCTGGATTAATATATCCCTTATTACTAAATGTTCCACTCGGTTGTACCTTTAATATACTCTGTTGAGACATATCAAATTTTTGGAATATTCCACCGAAATAAATTCCTAATTCATTATCTTTACCAGATCTTAACATACCAACACCTGCAGCCTTAGGATTAGCTATAATAGCTTCTTTAGTCATAAAGTCAATTTCAGGAATAAGAATACCGCCTTCAAAGACAGGCATAAAGGTCTTAACCTCTATATCAAAGGTCACCTCAAATAACTTTTTATCATTTAACTGAAATTCAAATAACCTATCCTGGCTATAGTCTTCTGGTACCTGGCAACTTGCCTGTACTCTAAACATCCCTAAATCTACTTGAAATAGAGTATTCTTATAAAGCTTACTCATTAGAGATTCGGTAACTTTTAACATTTCTAAATTATCCGAGCATACAACCGTAGTACTAAAAGTCATATTCATTGGTAAGAAATTAGTTTCTAATGAAAATGTTTTTAAAACACCTTCCCATTCTCTTACAAATTCGGACCTTACAAATTTATTTGTTTGATTACCAGAATCTATAGATATTCCTGTTAATTGTAATATACCTCTAGGGACTACTTCATAATCACCAATAGCTTTACCTGATTCTTCTGCATCAAATAAAAAGTTATCCATTAAAAACCTACCATCTCCTGTTATAGAATAAAAGAAAGGGACTGGTATTTTCTTTAATGTATCGGCATCAATTTGATTATAATAATACACCTTGTTTCTTAATTCCGCTAAGAGTGCTACAATAACATATCTTATGATTGTATTATCATAATTAAATTCTTGATTATATGCTGACATCTATTAAGTTAATTTTTTCTTGTATTATATTTATCCAATAGTTTCAATTGTAAATTCACTAAAGCCTGCATCTTTAGTTATTTCTAACTTTTTATCAAAATATTCACTTGGTAGTACTGTATGATTAATTACAAATGTATTAAGGCCTATATCTTGTATTGTATCATGAAGTATATTAATTATATGATATACACCATCAGAGTCAATAGAAGAGAAGATTTCATCTAAAAATAAAATATTTAAAGAAGGGAACCTAACTTTAATCATTTTCATTAATGCCATAATAATTACAAAATCTACTTTTTTCTTTTCACCTGTACTTAATGTCTTTGGGCTAATCATTGTACCGAGGTGGTGTAATGTACAATTAAATTTATCATCAAACCTAATAGCAAAAGGAATTCCCATTTCCCTTCCCATTAAAAGTATATGATTATTAAATGAAGGAAGAATAGATCTTACTGCTAAATTTTTAATGCCACCTTCACCCATTAAGTTTTCTAAAATAGTTAAATAAAAATCTTCACCTTCACTTTTTAGTTTACCATCAGTTTTTGTTTTCTTACGAGATTTAAAATCTTTTACTAATTGCTTAAGATTAGATGAAGAATCTGATTCATCCTTTTCGGCTATTTCAATTAATTTAGATTTTAAGTTTTCCATTTCAACTTCTAACTGACCAGTTCTTACATGAATTTCTCTACCTTTTAATCTTAAATCATTTAACTTTTTTACAGAGTCTTCATAACTAGTTTTAACAGATTCAAACTTTTCTTCTAAAGTTATTAATGATTCTTCTTTTTCCTTTTTAATATCTAAATGAAAATCAGAAGTAAGTGGTGCTGTACATGTAGGGCAAGTGGAATTTTCAAATAACTTTAAATCATTTTTAATATTTGCTATCTTATGTTTTATAGTAGAATGATCAGATGCTTTGGTCCTAGAATCTAAATCTGTCTTTTCTAATTTTTCTTTAAGGGACTTTGTAAATTCTTTTAGAGTTTTTCTTTTTGTATTTAATGAAACTAAATCCTCTTTTAATTTTTTAACTTTTGATTTATCTTTCTCTGCTGATAAAATTTCTATCTGTTCTATTTTATCATAAACCGAATCTATAGATTCATTTAAAGTTCTTATCTCATCTTCATAAGTTTTTATTTCATCTATAATACTTCTTCTCTTTTCTTTTACAGCTTCTGCCATTTCATTAATTATAGAAAAGCCAAATATTTTATCAATAATTCTTTTCTTATCATAAGGAGACATTGTTATAAAAGATTTAAAATCATTTACTGATAAAATAATTACATTCTTAAAAACATGATAAGGTATTTCATAAATTTCTGTTTCTAAAAAATCTTGAAGATTTACTTTTCCTGCTACATCATATTCAGATCCATTTAATTTAACATTAAATATTCCTGGATTAATACCTCTTTCAATTTCTATAGAGTTACCTTTGGATTCCATCCAAATTTTACCCCATAGTGCACCATTAACTCTGTTAGGTAAATCTCTCAAGGTTGCACCTTCTACTTTACCATAACATAAGTAGGTAATAACTTTAGCCAAAGTACTTTTACCTGCACCATTTCCACCTAAGACTAAATATAAATCACTTTTGTCTTTTCCAAACTCTATAACTTGAGTTCGGTTTCCATAACTGGCAAAATTTTTAAATTCTACTTTTTTAATCTTCATAATTAGGTGATAGTGTTCTTTTATACAATTCTTGTACTGATACTTTTAATCTTTCTTTTAAATCATCATCATATTCTAATGAATTAATATATTCTGCTGCAATGTTCATTAAATTTAATTCTCCATTAAAATCAGATAATTCCCCATCTTCAATATCATAAGGATTTTCTTCATCATAAATTCTCGGTTCTAATTTTCTGGCTACACCATCTAAATAATCCATAAATTTATTAATGTTGTATTTTCCTAATACATTAGAAGGAATAAAAACATCTACAAAATTATCTCTTATTTCCTTTTCTATATCCTCCATACGCATCTCCAAAATATTATTAATATAATACCTAATAAATTGAGGACTTACGTTATTTTCATAAAAAGTATGCTCACCTGATTTAAGATCCAAAAGATATATCCCTTTTTGATTTCCTCTATCAGAACGAGTCATCTGATAAGGATTACCTACTAAAATAAAATTACCTTTTTCTTGTCTATAATGAATATGACCAGAATAAACTCTTTTAAATCTTTTAAAGGTACTTACTGTATTACCTCCATCATGTAAATGTTTTGTGCTAGGACTTATCTGAACTCCTTGTGTTTCAGTATGACAAAACATGTAATCAATATTTTGTTTAATACTATCTAAAGTTTCTTTTTCATGATCACTGTTTCTTCTCCACGGCATAAGTAAACATGTAGCATCTTCATATTCCAATATTTTAGGTTCTTTTAATACTGTAACATTAGGTATATACTTTAGGCAATCAACAGAAGAAATTTCATTGGAATTTTTTCTCATTATGTCGTGATTACCAACTATGATATGAATATCTGGAAATATTTTACCTAATTCTTCAAATACTCTAATAGCCAAATCTTGTGCTGCTAAATTAACACTTTGCCTATTATCAAATACATCTCCTAAATGATAAAGAACATCACCCTTTTTATATTCTTTCTTTACTAAAGGTATAAAGAAATTAAAAAAATAATCTTCAATAATTTTTAACCATAAGACTGAATTTGATCTGCACCCTAAATGCGAATCACTTACCATCCAAATTCTTTTTGTCATATTAAAAAAGTTTTCTGATTTTTCTTTTTTCTAAGATATTATACTTATCATCTAATTCTTTTATTAATTCATCCTTAAATTTATTAGAGAGTGAATTATAAAATTTATTTGGAAAAACATCAAAGTAGTCAGAAAGAACTCCGAATAAATCTATTCGTGAATAATCATTTCCAGTTTTTTCAATAATGTAAAAGAATACTTTATTGATTTGTACTTTATTTAATTTTTTAATAACACCATCAGGAGTAGCTTCATTTAAATGCTCAAATTCGCTACCTTTAATTAATCCATCAATAACTTCAAATAACGCATCATAATGCATTTTATCATCAGAATCCATATCTGAACCATAACCTGGTGCTAAAGTGAAACTTATTTTTTGTCCACCTAGATCTTGTTCTCCATAAGAATTGTTAAAGATTTTATCTTTTTCTTCATATTTAGATTTTTTATCGTCCTCGCTTTTACTTAGGACCTTTTTCTTTTTACCCCACATAATTTATTTTTATTTTTCAAACATTATATTATACTGATTAGGATATTCTTGATCTCTTGCAACTATTTTGAATCCATAAGATTCTAAAAATGAAATAATTTCTTTATCCATTTTTTGATCTTCCCAGTGTTGAATATTTTCTACTTCAATTAATATTAATTTTGTATTTTTAAGAATCTCTTTTGATCCTTCTAATACTTGTAAACCACAACCTTCTACATCTATCCATAATACATATGACTTTTCTTTATCTTTAGAATGAAGGCTATCTAATGTAAAAGAATCTACTTCAGTTAATTCATATTCTAAATTAGAATAAGTTTCAGTATTTCTTTTTAATAAAGAATTAGCACCAGACTTAACATAATCTTTCATTATGTAAAAATTAACCTTTCCTATTGTATTAGATATTGCAAGGTTTTTATAATTAACATTCTTTAAGCCTTTATCATTACGATACATTTCATAAATATACTTATTTGCTTCATATGCAAAAATACTTATATTTTCAATATCAGATAATTCTTTAGAAGCAGATGCTTCATATGCACCTATTTCACAAAATATATCTGGTTTAATTTCTTTAGCCTTTTTATAAAATAAAGAAACTAATTGTTTATTTGTTAATATGTCCATATCTTTAGTGAGTAATTTCATCAGTTTCAGTTAACCTCATATGTTCATAATCAATATTAAATTTACATCTTGATCCTTTTCCTTGACCATCCCTAATTTTTAAAACTTTTAACCAATACTCTCTTTCAGAATGCATTATAGAATCTTGAATCAATGCATACATAACATCCGCTGTATGTGCAAGACCTGCCGATTCTGCAATATTTTCCATTCTTACTTCAGTAGCATCCCACGCACCACGATTAATTTGTGTTGCTGATATAACTAACATATCTCTTTTAACTGCCAATGCTCGAAGATCTTCAGCAATTTGTTTAATCTTCATATAAGTATTTTCAGTATTAGGATTTCTATAATTAGCTAAGATATTAATATAATCAACGACTAATACATTTACTTTATGATCTGTTGATTCTTCTAAATCTTTTAAGTAAGCTTCAATATCAGGAATAGTTCCTTGTGAAGTTGGATATTCTTTCACAAATAATTTTCCTGGTGGTAACAATCCTCGTGATACTCTTTCTAATCTTCTTTTCATATAATCACGATTACCTGAATGCTTATCATAATCCATCATAGGAACGTTTAATAAATTTGCTCCTATTCTTTTTAATACTTTTTGAGCCGACATTTCTGCTGTAATGAAAACTACATTATGACCCATCTTTACAAAATTAGCTGCATCGTTGGCTAACCATATAGATTTACCGATGTTTTGTTCTCCGGCATAAACTATTAAAGATTTGGTATCATACCCACCACCGGATACCCTATCTACAAAAGACCATCCTGTTTCTATTTTCTTTGTTGTTCTTTGCACATGTGATTCAGGATTAAAAAAATCTAAACCCGTATCGGTATCAAAATTAATTGAACCATCAGTTGAAATCATTCCTATTGCACGCTGAACTACATCTTCAACATTTTCTGGTGATACATCTTGAGTTTTAACATATTCAATTGTTCTTACTAATTGTTTATCAAAATGTTTCCACTTAACCCACGCCTCTCCAGTTCTTTTTAACCAATCTTGATCATATTCATTAATATTAATATCATAAATAGATTTTACAATATCAGGAGATATTTCATTAGGATCATCTTTAACTAAAGCTGACATCTGTTGTTTAGACGGGCTCTCGCCAAACTTTAAATAAAAATCTTTTGATAGTTTTGCTATTTGATCTAAATCCCTATTTGCAAAAAAACCTTTTCCTGTACCTTTTAAATAATGTGGCTTTGTTAAAAAGTAATTAAAAAAGATTTTTTCGTGATCTATACTTGATTTCATGTAGTTTTATTTTTATATGCTAAAAAACATATTTAGTTTATTCATAAGGATTTTGTATAACCTCATAAGTAGTATACGCTGAATTTGAAAAATCAACTTTAATACAATTAATTTTTAAAAGCTTATTTAAAATGATATCACACTGCTCATCAGTTAGGTTCCATCTTTTAGCCATAGAAACATTTGTAAATTTTATTTCTTTAGCAACCTTTCCGCAATAATCTCGGATTAATTCAAAAAGTACATCTTCGGCATCAGGATAACCTGGTTGTGTTGTGTGATTGCCTAGTACATACTTAACTTTAAGTTTAGCAGTATTAAGCAGTTTCGGCAACATCGTCAGTAGAAATTATTTCAGTTAAGTCTTCAGCTTTCATTTCATCAACACCATAAGTAAACTTTTCATTTACGATAGGTTCAATCAGCTTAAGAACATCTTCGGTTAAAACTTCAGGTGTGTATAATTTATTTAGATCCACTGAATCATTTAAATGCTTAACACAAATTTTACGAGCGGTTGCTGCAGGTTGGAAATAAACCGTAACATCTTTTTTATCTTTCTTAAAAGAATGTTTTCTACATTCAGCTTTACCTATATCTGTTAATTTATTAAATTGGCCTTCAGTAATAAATCTTCCTCTTTCAATACCACATGTATCCCAGCTGATATATTCTTCTAAACCTACATAGGCATTCATACCTTTATTAAAAGAAATATGAAATTTAATATTAGTTGGTTTTGCAAATCTATTTTTATTTGGTTTTGCTGTTACAATAATTCCAGTTTGTTCTACACCTTCTTTTAGTTTAGCTTTACCTAAAAATAGAATAATAGAAGCTGCATATTCTGGCCCTGTACCTCCACCACCAACTTGTCTTGAGAAAAGATCTTGTGTTTGATAAGTATGATTTGAGAATAAGAAAGGAATTTTACAAATACCAAACTGCGTCATAATAATTCTAAAAGTTGATTTAAGTAATTTAGCTCTTGTCATATCAGCTTTACTACTTCCACTTTTTGCATCATCGATTTCTTTTTGTGTTGCAAGATTACCAGCAGAATCTAGGACTACCATTATTTTAGGTAATTCAACTCCCTTTTTCCTTTGTTCAATTAATACATCAGTAATAGCAGTTACTGAACTTCTAAATTCTTGAACTGTATTACATGGTTCATATCTAAATTTTGTTGGATCAATTCCAAA